GAATGTGCTGAACAAAAACAAAGGGGCGACAAAGATGATGTACAAAGTAGCAGTAAACATGTCGAAAGTAAAAAGGAGGTTGGAAGCCAACGGGGTTAAGATACATCTAAAGCCAACAGTGGTTGTATATGTTAAAGGAGATACCCCTGATGATGCTTGTGCAAATGCTATAGACAAGGTGTGTAAGGAAATCAAAGAGAATAAAAAGACCAAGTCTGTAGAAAAGCTTATTAAGGATGTTAGACAGGAAATTTCGGTTATAAAGATTAGGGTTCATAAACCAAATGGCTAGAGACTTTGACGACCCTATATATAAAGAATGGCGCCGAAAAGTTTTGCGTAGGGATAGTTATAAATGCCAGATGCCCGGCTGTAAAAGGCGTGGGAAAAGGATGCAGGTTCACCATATACAAAAGTGGAGTTCTGCTTCTAGCTTGCGTTATGAAGTTTCCAACGGTATAACACTTTGTTGGGATTGTCACAATGAAGTCAATGGAAAAGAAGAAATATACGGAGGACTATTTTCTAAGATAGTATACAACAATGAAAAAAGGCGCTCCTAAATATACTGTCATTAAAGACACTAGGGAAAAGGATGGGTATTTCTTTAAGGAATATGACCGGTGTGACGGTATGGTTGTAGAAACTATGAAGACTGGTGACTACACCCTAAAGGGCATGGAAAACGTTCTGTGTATAGAGCGCAAGGCCACCACCTCAGAAATAGCCATGAATTTAGGCAGAAAGAAGAAGCCGTTTCAGGCTGAGATGGAACGCATGCAAGACTTTAAGTATGCGTTTGTTGTTTGCGAGTTTTCCCTTGATGACATAATCAACTTCCCAGAGAACTCAGGCATACCAAAGAGCCAGCAAAAACAGGTGCGCGTGACCGGAAAATACATGCTTAAAGCCCTGATAGAATTTCAGCTTTGGTATAACACCAAGATTATATTTTGTGGGAATAAGTACAATGCATTTCTGGTAACAAACAGTATATTCAAAAGGGTAAACGAACTCATACACAATGAATGACAACGTAAGAGACGCATGGTTAGACATAGATATAGATGAATCATCTCTGTTTAATCCCATGAACTTTATATCCGGCGAAGATTTCGACGAATTTCATCTCAGGCTTACTTGGCTTATGGGCCAGCCTGAGTATTTTTCGTTTATATGCAAACAAGTTTTCAATATAGACCTCCTACCCTCTCAGGCTTTGATGTTGGAGGAAATGTGGGGCCGAAAGTTTCCGATGCTAATAGCATCTCGTGGTTTTGGAAAAAGTTTTATACTTTCTCTGTATGCCATGATGCGCGCGCTGCTTATGCCCAGAAGAAAGATAGTCGTTGTCGGAGCCGCATTCAGACAGTCAAAGGTTTTGTTTGAATACATGGACACCATTTGGAAGGGCGCGCCCATTCTAAGAGACATGGTTGGTTCAAACAGTGGGCCAAGACGTGACGTTGATATGTGTCGCATGATTTTGGGAGACAGCACGGTTACATGTCTGCCATTAGGCGACGGTTCTAAGATTCGTGGTCAACGCGCAAACGATATTATCGCTGATGAATTCGCTTCTATACCGCGTGAAATTTTTGAAAACGTTGTTGCTGGCTTTGCTGCCGTTAGTGCTTCCCCAATCGAGAATGTAAAAATGGTAGCGGCTCAGAAAAAAGCCGTAGAGTTGGGGGAGGCTAGCGAGGAAGATTCGCATATTAGAAATCCGGCCTCGAACCAGATTATTATTTCTGGTACTGCCTATTATGATTTTAATCACTTTGCTGAATATTGGAAGAAATGGAAAGCCATAATACAAAGCAAGGGTAGGCCCAAGAAGCTTTCAGCCGTATTTGGCTCCGAAGACATTCCGTCAGATTTCAACTGGGAAGACTACAGCATAATTAGAATACCGTTTGAGTTGCTACCCGAAGGATTCATGGATGCGGGTCAGGTCGCACGTTCCAGAGCCACTATTCATTCCGGTATTTATCAAATGGAATACGGGGCGTGTTTTACGCGAGACAGTCAGGGGTTCTTCAAAAGGTCTTTGCTTGAGTCTTGCGTGGTCACTAAAGACAACACAATTTCTTTACCCAGTGGGGATATATTTTTTGAATCTGCTCTAAGAGGCAGTCCAAATTTAGAGTACGTATATGGAGTTGACCCAGCTTCCGAAGTTGATAATTTCAGTATTGTAGTTTTAGAGCTTCACCCAGACCACCGTAGAATAGTTCACTGTTGGACAACTAACAGGAGTGAACATAAGGAAAAGGTAAAATCTGGATTCGTTTCAGAGACTGACTTCTATGCCTACTGCGCTAGAAAAATACGCGACCTTATGAAGCTGTTCCCCTGCCGACACATAGCTATGGATGCTCAGGGGGGTGGCATAGCCGTCATGGAGTCTCTGCATGACAATGACAAGGTCAAGGAAGGCGAACATCCTATATGGCCAATCATAGAAGAGGATAAGGAAAAAGATACGGATGGATACCCCGGCCTGCACATACTTGAGATGTGTCAGTTTGCGAAGTCAGACTGGTTGGGCGAAGCCAATCATGGCCTGAGAAAAGACTTCGAAGACAGAATATTAATCTTTCCATTCTTTGACGCGGTTAGTCTCGGCCTGTCTGTTGCAGACGACAAAATGAAAAAGCGCATCCACGACACCTTGGAAGACTGTGTCATGGAAATTGAAGAGCTAAAGAATGAGCTTTCCATGATTGAAATGTCTCAAACTCCTGCCGGAAGAGACAAGTGGGATACCCCAGAGGTTAAGGTTGCTGGAGGAAAGAAGGGGCGATTGAGAAAGGATAGATACAGTGCCTTGTTGATGGCTAATATGGCAGCAAGAACCATACATAGAACTCCAATTCCCCCTACTTATGATACCATTGGGGGCTTTGTGAGCGGAAATCAGGAGAAACTAGAGGGGCCGATGTATATGGGGCCACAATGGTTCACTGAACAAATGAAAGATATCTACTGATTTGGTGTATGATTCAGTAGCATTCTAATTCAACTCCATTGCCACTAAGGAATATCATGGCTGAAGAAAAACAAAATCATCCCGGTTTTATCACATGGACCGACGATTCTGGCAAGCAGGAAGCCTTTGATTCGGCCTCTGAAGGCATCGACCTATACGAAGGTATTCAGAGAACTGCCGCCTTCAGTTATCGCTCATTTCTAGATATTGAAACTAATAGGTCTGTCAGAACCGGAATGGGGAGGCAAGACTACGACCGCTTTAGAAGCGACGAGGCTGTTCCCAAGAAACAAAAAGACATCATGCGAATGTGCATGGATGCATACAGTAAGGTTGGGATAATAAGAAATGTTATCGACCTCATGGGCGACTTCTCAAGTCAGGGCGTTACTGTAGTACATCCCAACAAAAAGATTGAAGCTTTCTATAAGAAGTGGTTCACAAAAGTTGGTGGTCCAGAACGCTCTGAAAGATTTTTGAACATGCTGTATAGATGCGGAAACGTTGTTGTTAAACGACGCACCGCAAAGATTAGTAAACGCATTGAAGAAAACTTCAGAAAGTCCAAGGGGGCAGACATGGACATTGAGGTTCTGTCTGTTAAGAAGCGAGAGATTCCTTGGAAGTATGATTTCCTGAACCCGCTCTCTATTGAAGTTATAGGCGGTCAGCTAGCTGTGTTCGCTGGTGAGCCTGAATATGCTCTTAGAGTTTCTTCAAGTCTTAGAAACATGTACAAGAAGAACGCTCCAAACTATCAGTCTGTAATTTCTAAAATGCCTACAGATTTAGCTAGTCAAATGGGAAAGGGTCTTGAGCTAATTCCGTTGGACAAAGAAAAGCTAAGGGTGTTTCATTATAAGAAGGACGATTGGAACATCTGGGCAAGCCCAATGATTTATGCCATCCTAGATGACATCATCATGCTAGAGAAAATGAAGCTGGCCGACATAGCTGCTTTAGACGGAGCCATCTCCAATATTCGCCTGTGGAAATTAGGAGACTTAGATAATAAGATTCTTCCGACTAAATCTGCTATTAATAAGCTGCGCAATATTCTAGCTAGTAATGTTGGTGGCGGCACAATGGATTTGGTCTGGGGTCCAGAGCTAGACTTCAAAGAGTCTAACACTCAGGTATTTAAGTTCCTAGGTTCAGAAAAGTACGACCCAGTACTTAACAGTATTTATGCTGGTCTTGGGGTTCCTCCTACGCTAACGGGTCTGGCTGACAACGGCGGTGGGTTTACGAACAACTTTATCTCTCTAAAGACATTGGTCGAGAGATTAGAGTATGGACGA